AAGCAAAAAAATATTGGCGAGAGAATCCAGAAGAATATCAAGCATATTTAGCTAGTAAACAAAAAACTCGTACAGGTACTGATGAAAATGTAACAACTCAATTTGTTCCTGATCCTGTAAAAAATGAACCTATTATTCCTCCAAAACCTCCAAGAAAAGTGCAAGGATATGGATATAGATCTCAAGGTTTAGGAAGTTTAAGTTCCGGACAAGGTAAAACTTATGCAGGAGCAATGCATCATGCTTTAAAATATGGAAGAAAAGGGCAAGTTGATATTGATAAAATTTATGATTTAAAAGCTTATGGAGAAGGAGCAATGTCTCGTTTAATTCAATCTAATGCTTCTGAGTCAAAAAAAGCCCTTGGAAATGTAAAAACAAATCCTAACTATAAAAACGATTACCAAAACTGGAAAAAACAACAAGATCAAATTAAAAAAGATGCAGCTGCGTGGAGAAAAGCTGGTTCAAGTAGAGAAAATATACCTGAATCTATAAAAGCATTTGTTGAAAGAATGGATAATTCTTGGGAAAGTGTTACAAGATGGAACAATAATAACACTCCTACTTACATGATGACTCGTGGTCAACCTGTAAAATCATAAAACAGAATAGAACTGTATAAATCTAACCAAAACACAAACATTAACACAAACATTAACATAAACAAAAAATGGCAAAATTTATAGAACTAGAAGTTGTTGGTAATACTAATGACTTTGAAAATGGAAAACATTTAATAAATGCTGATTTAGTTACAACTGTTAATCAAACTGCAGATCAAACTGTTCTTATTGCAATGAATGGTGGTAGTACAGCTGCTGACTTTGTTACAGTAACACTAAGTACTAGTAAAACTTCAGCTGTAAATCCTACACTTACAAGTAATAAAGGTGCAAAAGCTATTAATGACGCTTTAACTGCAAATCCAGGTGGTGTAAAATCTAAAGTATTTTTACCAAAAGACGACGCAGGTACACCACTACAAATGTATGTACACGATATAAGTATAGCTTAATAATTATGCAATCACGAGGACTAGGCGATTCAATAGAAAAGTTTACCACTAAAACAGGTATTAAGACCGTCGTTGACAAAGTCTCCGAAGGTCTTAATATTCCTTGTGGATGCGGAAAACGTAGAGATATTTTAAACAAAATGTTTCCTTATTCAACTAGATAATGGCCTTTAAATTAACAAATCCACCTTATATTATGGGTACACCTGTACATGAAGTAGAAATGGAAGAAGGTGTATTAGGTAGAGCTGATAAAAACGGAAACATATTAATTAATAAAAAAATAACAGATCCAAAGC